GGGTCGGTAACGATTCCGAGGATAACCAAAATTGCAATGAATGTATTTACAGCGTCTTGGATATTGTGTGGAATTTCAAGCCCGAACTGTTGCAACATAAGGAATACTGCTGAGATAAGTGCTACAAGAGTAGCTTTGTTTTTTAAGCGTAGTTTAAAATTAATCATATTGTTATTTAACCTCTCAAGTTTCTATCTACTATTTTTTTAACTTCTTCAATATTTCCTTTTAGCTCACCAATGTTTTCATTAAGATGGTCCACTCTTTGAACCAGAGCTAGAATTATTTTTTGTTCTTCTTGATGTTTATCAAGACGGTGATTGTGGGTTTCAATAATTTTCTCGATTTCACGGTCGACGACCTCTAATTTAGTGATTCGATGTTCTAAACGAGAGGCGCGTGACTGGCTTGAAAAATAAAAACTCGCACTTGAAATAGATATAGGAAGTATTACCGTTATAAGCCAGTTCATCAAATCTGGCTCGGTTTGATTTACCATACCGCACTCCTAACTATTCTTTTGTGAGCTGAGCCAAGAGCTCGTCATCCTCAACCATCTTAGCGATTTGTTCTTTAACTTTTGGCTTCAAAACTTTAGGAACCCGTTTAAACGGGTAGCTCCCATCAACAATGTTAATAGCAAATAATTTAACTATCATATCTTTTTCCCTTTCTATTTCTTCTTTAATCTTCTTCAACGTCAACGATAGACAATTCAGCCAAGTCTTCATCCTTTAGCATCCCTTTTTCATAAAATTTATTAACGATATTCATCAGCGTTACTTGTGCTGTCTTCGATTGCTTTTGCTGCTTCTTTATTTGTTCTTCCATCTTAGCAATGGTATCAGTAGCTTTTTTGCTTAATGCTTCGTACTCTTTGATTTTTTCATCAAGTTCATTAAATTTCTCATTTTCCGCACGCCGTGGGAAATTCTCTTGATAAATTACTTCTAGCGCTGCATTTAAAAGTTCGGTATTTGATAAGTCGATTTTATCGACTGGCAAAAAGACAGGAACGTAAGCGCCATCTCTGTTTCTCAAAACTACTTTGGTGGCGTATGCTGCACCGCTTGCATCGTATTCTTTTGATTTTGATTCGTATTCAAATTTCATTTTTTTCCTTTCATTTATAGCATTATTGTGAGTTGACCTCGGTAATCCCAATTTTTTAGTGTTGCTAAAGCGACAATATCACTTCTCCCTCCACTAATTTGTGCGTGACCATCGTGGTCAGCAAGTCGATACCAAGCTTTAATTGTTAGCATATAATCTTGCGGTGATTTAAAAATATCTGCTGGTAAGGAAGCTATTTTAATATCATCCCCATTACCAGTAAAATTATATCTAACTGTCAGAACATCTCCGACACGTTTATAGAAGCTACCTTCATATCCTGCTGGTTGCCAGCCCGTGTTAATTAGATTTGGGTGGTCGTTTCTAGTAAATTCCTTCCACGGTTCCCAATCGTCGATTATCTTCGACCATCGGTGATGTCTGAAAAACAACCGACCATCATTACTCCAAAAAGTTTGAATGGCTTCTTTAATGCCATCAGTATTCTTTCCATAATTACTGTAGTGAAATAAATAGCCCCACTGACCGTTACCGTTAGGGTTACCAGTTGCATAAGCATCAAGGTAATACTGCCCGGGCTGGTCTAAAATATTTGCATTTCCAACGTTAGGCTTTCCATCTACCCATATCGGAGCGCCGTTATTATTGGTTAGCTGATATTGCTGAATCTGACTGTTGTTAGCGTAGATGTCACCAGCCACGTCAAGAGCACCACGCTCTCGGTACTTACCAATCCCAACGCCTTGACGATCATAGGTCATAATAACTTCATCGGTTGGAACGGTGACTTGGAATGAAGCGCTTGTAAACTCATCTTCTAATTTCCCTGTAACGATATATGATGTATCTGCAGGATAACGATTACCAAGGTTTGCATCAGATGCGTTAAATTCAGAAACCTGTGACCAAATTCCACCAGCTTGGCCATTATCTAGAACCTCAGTATCAGAACCGAATTTTCGTGTGGTGAAAGTCAGCTTCATGGTGTTTTTCTGCACGCCGTTAACTGTAAGTGGTGCTATTTTAGCGAATCTCTTAATAGTTAGGATATCTAAATTCTTATCACTTCTCTTAACCTCGAATCTTAGTGCTGGGCTAAAATAGAATAGAAACATTAGTTTCGTCTCTACCCAATCAGACCATATCCCACGAGAATCTAGAACCCTTCCTCTTAAGGTCATTTCAGTGTCTTTGTTAACAGACACCTCACGCAACACTCCGCCATTCTCAGTAACAGAATTGTTAGCGCCAACAATTTCAGCATAGTAACCAGCTATGGTAGCCCCGCTCTTGGCTTGAGCTCCATTAAATGTAACTTTGACAAGCGACATGATGGAAACAAAATGCGTTGATTCTGGGATTACTCTTTGAGATACTGGATTAGCATCTGTCAACGTGAAACCAGTTAACGACGGCTTCATGTTATTTGTGATAACACTTGCCGTGAACGTTGTCGACTGTGTTTGAATGAAATTTCCATTAATATAAGTATCTACATATATAGTACCCCGTCCACTTGTTGAATTTGGTATATCGTTAGCGAAATCTTCTGGGATTGTCCATTTATACGACGTTCCAACATTGTCGGCAATTTTACCTTGTTTGTTGTACCAAGAATAGCGTAGTGTATGTGTAGCGCTACCTACTTTTTTATCGATAGAGATGTCTACTTGATTGCCAATGAACCCATCAGACACTCTCACCGAGCTTCCCCTTGGGATAGTTGTCAGTGTTATTTGCTGATTACCAATATCTAGATTCACAGGACTCCAACCACCCGACCCATTAAAGTGAGCGCGTACACTGAAGACACCAGACCCATCATCAGCATGTCTAACAGTAATTGTTTGATCTATTAATTCGACTGTTTGATACCAACTTAGAACGCTAGGTGAACCAGACCAATTCAATCGTTGACCGTTAAATTCGACATAAGCACTACATTGATATTGAGCAAACGTAGTTGTCGTATTTAGTAACGCTAATCGCAATCTAACTTGACTTGTATTGTTTTGGATATCTTGACCAACCTGGTCGACCCAAAGACGGATACGATATCCACGGTCGTTATTACTCCAAAATTCAGCCATTATGCACCTCCTACGTATCTAATGACATTACGGTCTGGATTCAATAAATCTTGTTCCTCTCGATATCGTCCGATTTGGATAGTTTTAGAGAAAATACCGTTTTCGATATTGATGACACCTTTTGAAATGTACATTACCTCGTTCCCAGCTGAGAACATTGAGATACGCCCGTTTGGATTGAACATGATAGAGCTTGATTTATCTTTTTTACCAACAACAAGACCTTCATTTGATGCTGCCATGTAGCTATCGATAAAATTCCAACGTTCTGACATATCATTTAAGTCGTTTTCTAGTTTAGTTACACGAGCACTTGCATCAGCTAAATCTTTTTCAGCTTGTGCACGATTGGCATTGTTTGCGTTAACAAAATTTTGATAGGCTTCCACCCACTGATTGAGTGTATCAAGCGACGCTTTAGCATCTAATTCAGCTTTAATAATAGAGTTCATTTCGTTCAGTCTGTTGAGTTGTGCTTGTGTTAGGACATCGTCTGCCTTGGAATAAATTTCATCTTGTATGTCCTCAATTGCAGGTGTCCACTGAGTAGGTATGTCACCTTCTTCGAGTTTGATATTCTTAATTATTACCCAATTACCGTTTGTTGTTGGCATACCTGCCAAGTAGACAACTTGATTTAAATCACCTGATAACGTTTCTTTACTTGTCAGAACACATGATACTTTAGTCCATTGATTTGCCAAAGCTTTATTCATAAGGACAGTATCAGTCAATTCATCTTTGCGGTTGCCTCTTATTAGCGTTGCTGAAAAACTTACATCAACACTTGGTTTTACATCAAAAGAAAGAGTGTACTTTGTGTTTGGTCGTATGAGTTTACGCAACAAACCTCGATATTGAATGTAGTTCCAACCAGTATTTGCTGTTTTTGTACCTTTGGTTAATTTAACAGCACGAATACCATCAATATTGACTTCTTCAACGCTCTTGTCACCATTCGACATCGTCCAATCCCAATTAGTAATACCTTGATTGGTTTTTACAAGTAAGTTCCGACCACCAACCGAAATGCTACCAGCAGCGTCACTCCATGTATAATCTGCTGGGTTTGTGCTGTCTTCTTTTATGAAGTTGGTTAGCACACCTAAATAGCGTTTACTTCCAGTCTGTGTCAAACTGAAACCCTTTTGACCATCGGCACTATCGGCATAAGCGAAGTGCACGTAAGGCGTTCGTCCGTCCGCACCTTTAGGACCAGGAATACCATCATTCCCTCGAATGAGACTCCAAGTGTAATCTTGAGGGTTAGGACTATCTGCTTGCGTGTAGTCTGTGTAGTGTCCGATGAAACTTGGATAGTCAGCAGTTTTGACTTCGCTAGCCGAGGGCATCCAAGGGGTAGCGACTGAACCCTCTTCCCACTTATGCCCAGCCGTCCATAGAATTGAATCTGTTCCAGAACCAGCTATTTCATATTTGGCCACAATGGTATCCTTGGCTTTCAGAGTTATAGTAAAACTGTCTCTAAGCCAATCAAAGTTATTATCAAAGTACCTTATTGAAGAGTATAAATCCACACCGTTAAGGGCCACAAATCTAATTATATTTGCTGCATTTCCTGAACTTTTAACATAAGCTGAGAAAGTGTATTTTCCGTCTTTAGGTGCTGTGAATGTTTTATAAATTCCTGCCCATTTCCACACTCTTTTTTTAACAACTAAGCCTTTGTAGGTTCCGTCGTTCGTCCATTCTCCACCATTTTCCCAATTACCGCTAAAATCTCTAGTACCATCCAACAAATTCAAATTAGGATAAACAGTCGTGAAACCATCAGTGCCGTCTGCGCTGTAAGACCATGCTGTGTGAAAATATGTAGTCTTCCCATCATCGCCCTTAGGTCCTTGTTTACCATCTGATACATTTACAAAAGTAACTTCTTCTGAAGCTACTTCTTTGTTATCTACCCACGCTGAGATAGTAAGCGTGGTTGGTTGGTTAATCTCTGACGCTACCATGTCATAGGTCATACCTACGTATTTAATAGTACCGTCAATCACAAATCGATAAGTTGCATCAACAATTTTATCGCCTTGTTTCAAAATTGGTTTAACAGTAGAACGACCAATGCCGTTCTTAAATACTGTTCCATTCGTGGTCCTTATCTCAACATGATATGGCAGTGACTTAGAAACAATCTCATCGATACGTTGTTGCAAGGCATCCGATGGTTTATTATCCAACTTTTTAAAGTTGGTGAAAACTACTGAATTATTCGCAGGATTGTCAAAGCTGATAATCATTTCAGATACACGCGCTTCGAGGGCTAAACCACCTCTAAAATTATTATCGATGATTTTAACAGTGTCACCTAGATTAATATCCTTGTAGTTTTCAATGAAACTAGATTGAACGCTGACAGTATAGGTCATTAGAGGATAAGCGTATTGCTTAATCGTGCGCAAGGCATAGGCTTTTAAGGATTCAACGTCCTTGTATTCTGTTTGAAAGTCCCTACGTGTCCAGTTATCAGCGCTGTCTGGATTCATGGTAGATGGGTAGCGTTCCCTTGATAGTGGGGCGAAAACGAAGCTAGTGCCCTTTCGAGAATAGAACTCTACTTGTCCTAACTCATTTTTTTCTTCAAACTCAACGCTATCAAGATTAACCCCGTTTGCACCAGTGAAAACACCAGCATTAAACAGTTGTGTCTTATCACTAGTTACTTGAACGCCTTTCAGACCGCTTTGATAGTAGAGAATGACATCTCCTCGAACCTTTCCAATTCCGTGATGGTTTTTATCTGCTTCTTGGTAGATGTCGATGATGAAACGTTTCATAGTTCCGTCTCGGTTTAATTCGGTACGAAAAATAAATTCAGCATCAAATTGATTCATCAAGCTATGAAGTTGTTCTAGCTTTGTGCCACTTTGCGATTCAAAAGTAAGCGTTCTTGTTCTATCAGAAATTTCATTGACACCTATTTCAAGTCCTGCAAAACCAAGCAATTCAAGATTCCGAAGATACCACTCAAGGGTTTTAGGACCATCAACACTGGCTAAAGGACGCGACATTTCTGCTGCTAATTCTAAGTTAGTATTATTACAAGTGACTTGAAAACTAAAATCATTTTCAACTAGTTGAGAAACATAGAAAACGTGATAGGAATTGTCAAAATAGAATGATACAAACATCTGATCATTGATGTATTTAATATCATCGTGAAGTTTTCCATTTACAATTTTAGGAATCGTAAAGTCAAATGTACTGGTTGAGTATTCAAGGTAGGTGTGCCACTGACTGCTCGAGTATGGAAGCATGTCAGGAACGTTGTTATTTAAAGCACACACCTTGCGCATGCTTTTATCATGAATCCAAATTTGCATTATACAAAACGCTCCTTCCAAGAGATTTCAATCGTTGGATCGTTTCTTATCCAACTATTGGTATAGATGTCAATTTCTGTTTCACCAGTATCGATACTGAATGGCTCAGACAAGTATGTTAACTCATTAGATGCTGGCAAGTTATCGATAAGGGTTTTACCTTTAGACATATCTACTTCAAGGATAGAACCTGCACGAAAACGATTAGGAATATCTTCTTCTTTGGTGACGTGGTGTTTGGCGTAAACAAAACTATCAAGATAGAGATGTGTAATTAATGGCCAATCTTTGATACCAAAAATGCCGATGTGGATTTTGTCTGATTTTTTGCCTTTAATCTCTGGAACAGTAAACTTAGGATAAGAGCCTTGCCAGTAGAATTGAAGGACATCGTCAAAACGTTGTACGTCAGACCAACCTTGTGGTTCATTAAATGGGTTAGCACTTGATACATGAGTTCCATAGAAATGTCTGCTATCAAGGATTCTATATCCACCTTTCCCATCTGACGCTAAGAAATTATAAAAACAGCCAAAACCATTAGTATGTTTGAGAGTTTCTACACCATATAGAAATTCTCCATTGGCATCTGTTACAGATATTTTTATGAAACCAAATTGATTGGGGGAACCCAACCATAAGATTTGTCTCCACCAAAAATATTCATACAGCGCACCCTTTTCACCGTTACTATCAGCTGGAATATCCCAAGTCAATGAACCACCTCGTAGATATGTGTCACCACTACCTCTGTTAGCTAAGGCAATGTGTGGTCTACCCCAAGTATTATCAATCGTA